CACCTTGCGGTGAATCAGTCGCTTCCGTGCTCTTTGTTGCTCCTACGGCTCTCGCCGTGGTGGGGACTGCGGCTCGTCAACACAGCCCCCATCACGACGGACGCGGTTTGGCCCCCGCGTCATGGGCTGGTGCTACTGCTTCATGGCAGACAGGTAGTTCTCAGCCGCCTCGTGCATCTCCTTCATGGCCTCGTCGCACATGGCCTTAATGGTCTGGTGCGTCTCAAATGCCGCTGCCGCCGCATTGCAAAGCGCGGAGTACTTGGCTTGCCTCTCCTTGTAGACGACTTCCAGTGTCTTGGCGTCCTTCATACCGTTTCCTTTCGCTCGGTACGAGATTCTCGTACTCCGTCTCCCGAAATAAGGGGGTCACTCGCGCCCCGCAATAGCTATAGTACGAGATTCTCGTACTTTTGCAAGTCTTTTTTTGCAATAATTTCTGTGTACCGAATATTTACAAGAAAGGACGGACCATGAGCCTTGGTTCGCGCATCGCATCCATGAGAGGCTATCGCAGACTCACGCAAGAGGAACTGGGGAACATGGTCGGCGTGTCGAAGCAGACCATGAGCGGCTGGGAGCACAACACGGCCAAGCCCAACGCCAACTATCTGCGCGAGCTGTGCAAGGCACTCGGATGCTCGGCAGACTACCTGTTGGAACTTGACGATGACCTTGGCTTGAAGTGGTAGGAGACAGCAACCATGGCAAAACCGACCAGACACCCCCAGCCGCCGGAGCGCACGGCAGTCATATACGCGCGCTTCAGCTGCTCCAAGCAGCGCGAGGCGTCGATAGACGACCAGCTGCGCATCTGCCGCCAGTGGTGCGCGTCGAACGGCTACGCGGTGGTGGACGAGTACTGCGACCACGCCATCAGTGGGCGCACGGACGAGCGCCCGGCGTTCCAGCGGATGATTGACCACGCGGGCGAGAGCTCAATCGTGCTGGTCTACATGATGGACCGGTTCAGCCGCGACGCATACGACGCGCCCGTGTACAAGCGCCTGCTGCGCGAGCGCGGCACGCGCGTGGTGAGCGCCACCGAGGCCATGCCGGACGGGCCGGAGGCCATCCTGCTGGAGAAGGTGTACGAGGGACTCGCCGCGATCGAGAGCGCGCACATCTCCCAGCGCACGCGGCGCGGCATGGAGGGCAACGCGCTCAAGTGCATGCACAACGGCGTGCCCGTGTTCGGCTACGACTTCGGCGAGGACGGGCGCTACGTGGTGAACGACGCCGAGGCCGCAATCGTGCGCGAGGTGTTCCGCAGGCGCATCGGCGGTGACGCGGCGAACGCAATCGCCCGCGACCTAGCGCGGCGCGGCTACCGCACCACGCGCGGCAATCCGGTGGGCCACACGTGGGTGAGCGCGATGCTGCACAACGAGAAGTATCTGGGCGTGTACCAGTTCGGCGGCATCCGCATCGAGGGCGGCATGCCCGCAATCATCGACCGTTCCACATTCGAGGAGGCGCAGGTGGCGAAGGTGAAGAAGGTACGCAAGGAGGAGGAGTGGCGCGACTATCCCCTGTCTGGGCGCGTGGTGTGCTCGTGCGGTCGCGCGATGGTGGGCCGCTCCGCGCACGGGCGCGGCGGCAGGCGCTACGACTACTACGGCTGCGGCGGCGGATGCGGCGTGCGCGCCGTCCGCGCGGACTGGCTGGAGGAGTCCATCACCGCCGCGGTGCGCGGGATGCTGGACGACCGCGAGACCACGCTCCAGCTCGCCGAGCGCGTGCGCGAGGTCGTGGCGCGTCAGGCCGACACGGGCCAGCTGGACGACGCGCGGCGCAGGCTCGCGGAGGCGCAAGCGGGCGTGCGGAACCTCACGGATGCCGTCGCGCAGGGCATGCCGTGGGAGCTTGCCAGCGAGCGCATCGAGCAGTACCGCATGCAGGTGGGCGCCTGCGAGGCGGAGATTGCGATGCTTGAGAACCAGGATTCCTTCGACGTTGACCAGTTCGCCGACTTCCTGCAGTTCGGCGCCACGCTGGACGACGCGCACCTGCTGGATGCGTTCGTGGGTCAGGTGCTCGTGACCGACGACGAGGTGATTGCCGTGCTGAACGTGGATAACAAAAACTGCGAACCCGTACGACTCAGCGTGAATCGGGTTCGCAGCGTTTCGGTCTGGCTCCCCACATCCGCAGCCATGCGAAACGCACGGGTCGGGCTGCTGGACGCCGCCATGGTCCTGCGGTGGGAGCGCGCGGCATGAAAAAAGCCGCCACCCCGCGATTGGGGCGGCGGCTCTCTCTATGACTGCTTGCCGTACTTCGGCACGAACGCGTCCTCGATGTGGCCGCAGTTCTCGCACCAGACCTCCCACCAAGTACCACCACGCACGGTTCGGTCGTGGATGGGCCGCAGCTTTGCACCGCACTTGGGGCACGGCTTGAGCTTGGGCGGGCGAATCATAGCGCCACCATGAGCGCGGCCACGCACGTCATCACGGCATGCACTGCTGCAGCGAGCACGGCAATGAGCACGGGTGCCATGGCTACCAGCGCCACGAGACACCCGATGCCCACGGCTTCGTCATGCTCGTGCTGGGTGAACGGATACTTGCTCATTGCGTCACCGGCCTTACCGCGTCCAGCGACACAAAGCGTGTCAGCCCCGTGGATGCGCCGGCATACACGCCCCACCAGCGCCCGTTGGCAGGCGTGATGCCCTCGATGGTGATGTGCTCGCCCTTCTGGTAGCGCGCCACAATCTTGGCGCTCGTCTTGGGCTGCTCGCGCACGATGGCAACCTTGCCGCTCACGGTGCACCGCTGCGGTGCCTTTAACCATGTCACGGTGTAGGTGTCGGCCATGTCCCCGTCCCTCACTACGATGTTGACGTGATTCGCCGGTCGCAGGCAGATATCACCGGCGAGCAGGTGGTCCCCGCTGCGGGTGTACCTCGCATCGGTCAGCTTCTGGAACCCTGCGGCCTGTAACGGCCCGTCCATGTAGTGCGTGGATAGCGTGGTGTCGAAGGAGTAGAGCAGCGTGTCCCCCAGCAGCTTGCCGGCGGCTTCGATGATTGCGCCCGTGCTCGCGGAGCAGTCGCTCTCGCAGTTGACCGTGATGCGGGACGGCTCGTAGCCCGCCTTGCGCAGGGCGTTGCGGAACGTGAGCCGCTGCGACTGGTCGTAGCCGATGTGGTCGTTGTTCGCCGCGTCGGTGGCGAGTCGTGCGAGGGTCGCGCGCACCTTTGCGTTCGGGTGGCGATACACTGCCGTCTGGCCGAAGTCGTACCAGTCGCGGACGCGGTACTCCCTGCCCGTCTGGTCACCTGCCGCGCCGCCGTATGCGCCGCCGTGCTCGTCGCTCGCGCAGTTGGATACCAGCGCGCCCATGCTACACCTCCGGTAGGCCGGTGGCGATGGAGGTAAGCACGGAGGTCACGCCTGCGAGGGCTGCGGTCCCTGCCACGGTCAGCCAGTCAACGCCCGTGATGGTAGCGGCTGCTGGGAGCATCGCCACAGCCGTCTGTGCCATGGTGCGAACGGCGCGGATGGCGGCTGCGCGCCAAAATTCCCTAGTCATGGTGTTCCTCCCTAGATTTCGCGGTCGGGCAATGCGTCTATCTTGTGCCGGTACGAGTCAATCAGCCCATTGAAGCCCATGGAGCTGTACTTGTCGTGCATGTCGCACCAGCTCGCCCGTTCCTCGGGCGTGAGCCATCCGCGATCTTGGTACTTCTCGAAGTTGTGGATAAGCTGGGCGCGCATGGTGGTCTGCGTCGCGCCCATGATCGTGTCAATCTTCGCATCCAGACTCATGCGCCACCGGCGCGAGTCGGCTGCATAGTCGCGCGCCGAGTCAAGCAGCGTCTTGACCATCCAGCCGACGATGCCGGTGACCAGAGCTGGGATTGCCAGCTCCCACATGCCTACTCTCCCTCGGTCTGCTCGGGCTCGGGCTGCACCTCATGCTCGTAGTGGTCGGATGCGATCTCAAAGCCGTCGTTGGTGAACATGATTGCGCCCATGACGGGATACGTGCCACGTGCGGCTGCTGCGAGGGCGGTGTGGTAGCGTTCCTCCGCGCCGTTGCGGGACTGGTGCTGGGTGGTGTTCGTCAGGCAGGCATAGCCGCCAGTCTGGGAGTCGGGGACAGTGCGGAAGTCGGTCACAAGGTAGATTGTCGGTACGTTAGCCATTGCTGTGCTCCTTTACTCGTTTCTGGCAATAGATGCGTTTGCCCACATGACGCACTCATCCAGCTTGTTGATGGCGATGGTGCGTTCACGGCTGCTCGGACAGTCCGTTTCAATGAGCAAGGCCAGCTCCTTGGCCTTGTCGCGGATTGCCACATAGCGCTCGGGCTGTCCGTCCTTCGGTGGGTGATACGTGAACCTGTGCTCGGTTCTCAGCTCATCGCCCATTTCTGCTCCTTTACTGGATGGCTGCTATCTCTGCCGCCACGGTTGTGGCCGTGACGTTGGTGCCTGCGGTGATTGCTTCGCCGATGGCGATGGCGCGGGTGACTCGGTAGAGCTGCCAGCCCACGCACAGCAGGTTCTCGTCGATGACGATGCTTGCCATCTCGGTCGCCTTGCGCACGCCGTCCTCCATGAAGTTGACCTGCACCTGCGCGTACACGCCAGCGCGGAATCCGCCCGTCTGCAGCTGCGTGAGCGGCACGGTGAGCGTGGTGTCGGTGCCGTCGTATGTCGCGGTCGGGTTCTCGACGTCCACGCGGTTCGTGTTCGTGCTGTTGCCGATGCGCTGCCGATAGCTGACCACGACGTCACAGTCGGTGAGGTCGTAGCCGCACACGACGATCGTGTGCGTCGGTGTGGTGTACCTAATCATGCTTCCTCCCTTACATTGCGTACGTGGCCATGACGTAGATGTTGGGCGAGCTGGTCACAGCCGCGCCCGAGTTGTTGCGGATGACGATTGCTCCCGCGTCGGTGATGTAGCCCTGCATGCCGCCGGCAGCTGGTGCGCTGCCGTAGACGGCGCAATATGCCGTGTATGGCGGGCGCCAGCCCTCGGGGACGGTGCCGATGGTGCGTGAGCTGCCCGACGCGAGGTTCGCCACGAGGTTGATGCCGAGCGTGACGGTGCACGTCACGCCGTTGTGCCAGCAATGGTTGTAGCCGCCGCGCACGGTCGCCTTTGACGTATCGACAGTGACCGTGGAATCTTGCAGCGTGGCATTGAGGATGCCAGCGGCGATTGCATTGCCACTTCGGTCAACTGAAAAGGCGTTGCTGCTGGTGGTTGGGTTGCCGTTGCCAATCTCGAACAGGTCTGACTGGTCGTTGTCGTTGTAGAAGCCTATAACCATCTGGTCTTTGCTCGCGGTAACGTTGCGCCCATGGGCAAGCGAGCACGCCCCAGCCGTTGCATTTTCACCGCCCGCAAACGAGCCGTTGCCGCGTGCGCTGCATGACGCCCCCTGAGCTACTGCGCCAATGCCAAGGTCAGTCTCGCCGTCGTTTCGCGTACTGGCGGTATTGCCCGTGCCAAATGTCGCGGTGAAGCGCCCGTGGTCAGAGACGGAGGAATTTCGCGAGCCAACGGTCATCGATGGGCGGCTGCTGCCATCAACCTCAAAGACAGTGAGCGTGCCGTTGTAGTTGGTGACCGCCATGGTGTTTGACGTGAGCACCACGTGGCTCTCGTCCACCTTCCCGATTTGCGCCCCGTCCGCACCGAACGATGCCGTCACGTTCTCCGCGTCGTTCCCCTCGCCGTCCCAGAACGTGATGGCCCGCGCTCCCGCCTGCGTGGTGATGCTGATGAGGTTGGTCAGCCCGTCGCGGAAGAGCTGCCCGATGCTGTTGAGCAGCATGTTCGGCCCCTCGTGCGCCTGCTCCCAGACCTCCTGCTCCACCTGCGTGACGTGCACGCCATTATCGTCGCTGAAGAAGTGCTGGTTGGTCGCCTCGGCCACCATCTGCGCCGCGTTGGCGATTCCCGCGATGACGCGGCTGCGCTCGACCACGCGATTCGTCCGCGCGGCAGCGGCCACGGTCTCGCGCTTCAGCTCCTCCACCGCCTCGGCCACAGGCTCAACGAAGCCCACCGCCTTGGTCTCGCCGATGGACGGCTTGCTCACGCTGCCGGTGACGCTCAGCCGCCCGTCCTCGATGCGGTAGCCGACCACATCTCCCTTCGCCACGTCGCAGGTAACGTTGCCGTTGACGGGCGTGGGCGCGTCGGAGCCAGGAATCGAGAGCCACACGCCGCCCTCGGTCGCGGTGACGGTGGCCGTCCCCTCGGTGACGCCCGCCCGCACCTCGCCGCCGCCCAGCGCCTGCTTGAGCTTGCGGGCCACGCGCGTGCTTATGCCCTCTGCCATGTGCGCACCTCCCGTCGCACGGTCTCCTCCACGGTCAGCCCGACCCCGCACGTGACGCCCTGCGACACCACGCGCAAATCGCCGTCCAGCCCGACCGAATCCAGCGTGCCGCGCACGATGGCGTCAGTCGCGACGCCGGGCCACCACTCGCGCGTGTAGCTGCGCGTGTCCCAGACCGTCGACTCCTCCTCCAGCTTGCGCGCGCAGTAGTTGGCGAGCGTCTCGCCGTCCACGCGCTTGGGGCTGGTGTCGCGCACCTCGCTCGTCCAGCCGCGTGTGACGGTGGACGTGGGCGATGTCGGGTCGTCGTTCACCGCCTGCGCGGACGTGTCGCCGTCCACCGCCGTGTACACGTTCGGCACGTCGGACAAATCGAGGGCTCGGTGCACGCCGGTGTGCAGCAGCCGCGCGTTGACCTGCGAGAGGTCGAGCACGGGGACGGACGGCAGCGGCATGATGGACACCGTGCCGTCGCCCGAAATCTGCATCGTGTGGTTGCCCGCGCGCAGCACCTCCCACACCGCGTCGAGCACGGTGGTGGAGTTGCCGAACACATGGTGCTGGTCGAGCACGAAGCCGCCCATGCACTCGATGGGCGCGTTGATGGCGGACGCGAGCGTGGCATTGGCCCACGCCACGCCATCGGCCCCGCGCGGGACGTACGCCCCGATGGGCAGGTACGCCTTGGACGCGGGCCACAGCACGGAGCGCCCGACCACGCGGACGCCCGACATGCCGTGGTCGATGTTGTCCTCGGTGGACATGCACAGCAGCGTGCAGACGTCCACGCGCTCGGTCTCGCCGTCCTGCGTGGCGTACATGGACGCACGGTAGTAGCCCTCGCTGAAGCCGTCGCGCGGCGCCGCGTCCACGTCCATCGAGCCGGACTCAAGAAGCGGCGCCTTGCCGTCGCAGCTGCGCTCCACGCTCACGCTGGTGACGCCTGCGAGCGGGTCTGCGTCGGCCCACGTGCCGACGGCCACGCGGTGGACGCGCCACGTCGCGCCGTAGGACCTGCGCCAGTCGATCACGGCGTCACCTCCTCCGCGGGAGTCACGACGGCCATGTATTCAGCCGTCAGGTCTATCTCGGTCGCGTCCAGCGCCACGGGCAGCGCGGAGCTGTCGTAGCTCCATCCCGGCGACACCTGCACGTCGGCCATGTAGGCCATGCCGTCAGGCGTGCGCACGAAGCACGGCCCCACGTGTGCCGCGAGCCTGCGGACCGCCGCCGCCTTGTCCTGCTCGAGGATGCGGATGAGGTCGGTGGAGAGCGACGCGCTGTGCTCGACGCCCGCGTTCCAGTAGCCGTCCATGGAGCCGTCCAGCTTGCGGCGCAGCTCGAAGTCCTTGCCGTAGGACTCGCTCGACTTGAGGTTGTACGGCAGCTCCACGTACTCGCCGCCGAAGTCGATGCGCAGGTCGTTGCCCGCGAGGTCGTACTCGAAGTCCAGCCAGTCCACGTCGCCGTCGGCTGTGCGCGTCACGATGCGGTACGCCTTGACCTCGCCGCCGAAGGGGGCGTAGGGGTCCGTCACGGTCGCGTCGGTCGCGGCGCCCTCGGCCACGAGGTAGGCCCCGCCCGGCGTCACGCGGTAGACGTCGTAGACGTCGGTCGAGACCATGGACTCGGTGGCCGCGAGCTGGATGGTCACGCCGCGGCTGCGGTTGCCGTCCGCATCGATGGTGTCGTACGGCTGGACGGTCGCGCTCGGCTCCGGCGCCTGATGCGCCCAAGCGACGGCAAACGTCGCGTCGACCGCGTCTCCGGTCAGCGCGGTCTCCGGGTCGGTGGGCGTGATGGTCACCACGTACTCGCCGCCGTCCACGAGGTCCAGCCCCGCAGGCGCGCCGATGGTGGCCGTCCAGCTGGTGCCCGATGCCGCCCACTCCGGCGTGATGACGTCCTGCCACACCACGTCGCCGCCAGCCTGAACCACGTCGCCGCCCGGTCCCGAGCCTTGGCAACCGCCCGCGCTCACGCGCGCCACGATGGCGAGCCGCGCGCGGACGTTGCAGGTGGCGGTCAGGGACAGGGGCTGCGCGGTCAGCGCGGACGGGTCTGCGACGGTCAGCGTCGGCGGGTCGGCGATGCGGACGCTCGCGGCTGCGGACTGCGTCCACGCGCCGCCCGTGCTCACGCGCACCGCCAGCGGCAGCGTGTCGTCGTTGCCCGCGAGTGCCGTCAGGCGCGCCGCGTCGATGGCGCATGCGCCTAGGTCGTCCGCGCCCTCGGCCACCACGACGTGGCCCGCGTCCACGATTGCGCCGTCCGTCACGGTGCCGGTGACCAGCTGCCACGCGGTCTGCTGCGAGCTGCTGTCGTAGGCCCACGTGACGCGGCACCCGCTGCCGCGCGGCACGAAGCCGGGGACGGTGAGCGTCACCGACTCGGGCTGCGACACGGGCGTGACCTCCACGGGCGCGCTCCACGCGGTGTGGCTGCTGTCGCCGGAGTCGGAGTCGAGGTACCGCCGCGCACGGACGTAGTACGGCGTCCCCTCCTTCAGGCCGCGCAGCGTCACCTGCGCCGTGTGCGCGTAGGCCGTGCTGCGCCGCGTGGTGTCCGCCCAGTCGAACGCGTACGTGCTCGGCTGGTCGGTGGACTCCCATGCGTCCGCCGTGTCGGCCCACGAGACTTCGGTGCCCGTGCACTCCACGTCCTCGGTGTAGCCCACGACCACCACGGCGCTCTCGCCGTCCGTGCCCGTCAGCGCGGACACGATGCCGACCTTCGACGCGGCCTCGCTCATGACCTCGGCTGCGTCGGCAGGCATGGTCACCTTGTGGGTCGACGAGTAGTTGGTGTAGGTGCGCGCGTCCCCGTCTCCCAGATAGCGGCGGGCGCGTACGTAGTAGGTCTTGCCGGACTCCAGTCCGCGTATGTGCAGCCACGTGGACTTCGTGTAGCCCGTGATGGTCTGGCTCGCGCTGTGCAGCCACGTGAAGTCGAAGCCCTCTGGCTGCGCGTTGGACGACCACGCGCCGGAGTAGTCCGACCACGTGACCTCCGTGCCGTCGTTGGCGGTATCCTCGCTGATGCCGATTTGGATCGTGGCGCCCAGCTCGTCCGAGTCGATGGTGTGGCTCACGATGGTGCACTTGTCGTCCGCAGCGCTCTCGGTGTTCGCGTTCTTCATGGTGCACAGCGGCGAGTAGGTCGTGCCGTCGTCATCGGTGCGGTACAGCCGCGCGCGGAAGTAGTACGTGGTGCCGGGGTCCAGCTCGTCGCCACTACCGGGTGGCGGGACGACCAGCGTGCGCCCATACTTGTACTTGGCCTTTGCCGCCGCGCTGCCAGCCTTTGCCACGCTACCCGCGCCGAGGTACTCCGCGCTCACGTGGCCGTCGTCGCTCTGCCATCCGTCCTCGCTGGTGGACCACTGCATCTCGATGCCGGTGTTCGCGGAATCCTGGTTGACGCCCATCCGCACGGTCATGGAGCGACCGTCGCCAGCGGACGTGAGGGACAGAATCTCAATCCTATCGTTCGCCGCGGTGACGGGCGGGACGTAGAGCGCCTTGGCCTCCACGGGCGCGCTGTAGCGGTAGAACAGGTCCTCGTGCTGGTTCCACGACTTCACACGCAGCCACGTGTGCGTGCCGTCAACGGGCGCCACGTCGGCCACGGCGAGCGCGAGCGCGGTGCACTGCCCGTCATCGACTGCCGTGGTGTCGGCCCACTCGTCGGACGCCGTGGCCTGCGCGGCGGTGGTCGCGCTCGTGCCGCGCAGCACCTGCAGCATGCAGCCCGTGGACGGGTGCTGTCCCGTGCTGTTGAGGTCGATGGTGGCGGTCACCTTGCACGTGGTCGTGACCTTGCCGCTCTTGTCCTTGGAGACGGCCACCGCCTTGATGGACGGCAGGCGCGGGTAGCTGACGAACAGCACGTGCTCGGCGGTCCACGCCTTGCTCTCGTTGTTCGTCCCCACCGCCAGACCGTCGCTCATGCCCGCGAATCCGCGCGACATGGCCTTGGCGGCCACGCGCACGTACTGGTCGTAGGTCAGCTGCATGCGGTCGGCGATGTCAATCTCGCTCGTGAAGTTCTTGCTCGCGGCGGTGAACGTCCCGTCCAGCGTCGTGGTCTTCTTGGTGCGCGAGTCGTAGACGTCGACCTTGTAGCGGGTGTCGTAGCGCTCGTGCGCCGTCTTCTTGCCGTCGTACGCGGTGATGCGGAAGGTGATGTGGCCGCTGTCGTGCGCCTGCGTGAGACCGGAGACGGTGGGGCGCCCCGGCTTCATGAACGCGTAGGTCGCGTCCGCGCTGCCGCCCGTCGAGCTGCCCTTGTCGTTGCAGCAGAAGACCTTGCACGTCACGCGCGTGAGCAGCGGCTTCTTGGCCAGCGGGTAGAAGTCGGCGCGCGCGTACTGGACCCACTTGCCCGACCCGTTGATGTAGAACGAGTCGAGGTCGAAGGTCGCGGACGTGGAGGACACGTTGATGTTGCCCGACACGTACTTGACGTACTCGTACTTCTTGGCCGCGGGCTTGTAGAGCCGCAGGTGCCATTCCACGCGCAGGAAGGTGGTGCGCTTCTTGCCCGCCTCGCCGCTCTTGCTGGTGAGCGCGGACGGCACCTTCCACGACGCGGTCAGCAGGCGGTTGGAGCCGCCCCACGAGACGGTCAGCCCGCTGACCTTGCCGGACGGCTTCTTCGTCGGGGTCTTGACGGTGTTTGCCATGAGTCCCCCTTTAGTATCCCAGCAGCGCGAGCTTGCGCGCTATGACGTCGGCCACCTGCTCGGGGCTTGCCACGCCCGACACGCTGATTTGAGCCACGGGCCGCGAGCTGCTGCGCATGTCGCTCAGGACCTGCTCCGAAATCTCGCGCGCGAACGGCCCCGTGTAGCGGCGGTTCGTGAGCGGGAAGATGCCCGTGTCGCGTCCGTTGCTGTAGATGGCCTCGGCGCCCGCCTCGCCCACGATGCCCACGTCGGTCATGGTCGGCTTGGTGAAGATGGCGCCGGTGGCGTAACGGCGGATGATGCCGCCGTCCGCCTTTGCCTGCGGCGTGGGCGAGCCATTGACCCTGTAGTTGGTCGTGACGTCGATGGACTTGCTCACCATGTTCTTGACGGCGCCGACCACGCCCCAGATGCGGTCGGCCACGGTGGTGCTCGTGACCACGTTGCCGTCCGCGGTGTAGGAGACCGACTTGCTGCTCATCTTGCCCGCGGCGGTGGTGACGTTGCCGATGCTCGTGGCGGGCGAGCCGTTGATGACGTTGCCCGTCGCGGTGTAGGTGGCCTTCTTGTCCTTCAGGTCGGTGTCGTTCACGTTGTCGATGCTGCCCACCATCGACGCGGTGGACGCCTGCACGCCGCCGGCCATGGTGCTGAAGTTCTTCGTCACGCCGTCGGCCATGTAGGACGTGTCGCCGAAGAGGTTCTGGATGCCCGTCTGGATGCTGCCCACGGGGTCCTGTATGAACTTGCCAACGCCATCGAAGAATCCCTTGATTTCCTCGATGCGGTCGCTCACGAAGTCGACCACGCCCTGCAGCGAGCCCTTGACGGTCTCCGACCAGCTGTCCCAGTCGACGCCCGACATGGCCTCGCCGAGCTTGCTCATGCCGTCCAGCAGCGCGCCGCCCACGAAGTCCACGAACGGCTGGAGCGCCTCCGTCACGGGCGAGATGGCGTCGCCGAAGTGCGTGAACAGGCCCGTGGCGAAGTCCACGGCCCCGCCCGCGAGGTCGAGCACGGACGGCAGCGTTGCGAGGGCTCCGCTCGCGAGGTTGCCGATGAGCGGCGCCACGGTCGTGATGGCGCTGCCCAGCGAGCTGGACAGCTTGTCGCCCAGCGTGCCGAACGCGCTTGCCACGGTGTCGATGGTGCCCTGGTTCTCGCTGAACCAGTCGCCGATGCCGCCGAACGCCTCGCCGATGGCGTCGGTCACGGGCTTGAGCTTCTCGAGCGCCTGCGACGCAAGCCCGCCCGTGGCGGTGTCGAGGATGCCGACCAGCGCCGTCCCCAGCTCGGGACCGACGGTGGCAATGAGCGACGGCAGCTGCTGGATGGCGGTGCTCACCGCGCGGCCCAGCACGGGGATGACGTTCGATGCCACGTCCTCCAGCGAGGTGGACAGGTTGGCGGTCGCGGTCTCCATGTCCGCGTCAGGCTTGCCCAGCTCGGCCACCCAGTCGGTCCACGCGGCCTTCATCTTCGACACGGAGCCTTGGATGGTCTCAGCGCCCTCGCTGGACGCGTAGCCCGCGATGCCCATGTACTCCACGTAGTCGGCGAGCGCGGACTGGCAGTCGGCGAGGTTGTCGATGTTGTAGTTGGTCGCGGTGCGGTCGGACTGGACGGCGTTCCACTCGTTCATCTTGTCGATGACTTCCTGCATGCCCTCTTTCGTGGGCTTGATGCCCAGCGCGAGGTTGTCCAGCATCGTGAAGTTGCCCTTCATGATGCCGTTGAACGCGTTGTCCGCCGCCTCCTGCGTGATGCCCATGGCGGAGACGATGTCGGCCTGCGTCTTGATTACGCGGTCGGCGAGGTCCGCGGCCTCCTGCTCGTGGCCGCGCCCGCCCAGCGCCTCGCGCAGGCCCGTGGCCATGCTGTTGACCTTCTGCAGGTAGTCGTTGCCGCTGATTTGCATGTTGGCGAACGCCTGACGCGAGCGCGCCTCCACCTGCGCCCACACGTCGTCGCCCAGCGACAGCCTGATGCCGCCCTGCAGCTGCTCGAAGTCGCCGTAGGCGTCCAGCGCGGACTTGCCCAGCGCGGTCACGGCTGCTCCCGCCGCGGCGAACGCGCCGACGGCTGCGGTCCCGATTGTGGAGACCACGCCGCCGATTGCGCTGAGAGGGCCGGACAGCACGGAGCCGAGACCTTGGAACGCGGCGCTCACGCCCTTGGCCACAGTGCCAGCCACGGTCCTGATGCCGTTGAGCGCCTTGGACGCGACGGTGCCCGCCACGCTGAGCGCCACGCCGATGCCCTTTGCCGCGGCGGCGAACGCCGGACCCATGAAGCCTATGACACCCTTGACGGTGCCCGACACGCCCGCGAACGCGGTCTTGGCGGCACCCGCGATGCCCGAGAACACGCGACCGATGGCGCTGTTCTTGATGGTGCCGCCCACCGCGCCGAGCGCCTCGCTGTAGGCGCCCTTGATGCCGGAGAACGCGCCCTTGACGTTCGTGCCCAGTCCCTTGAACGTTGAGCCGACGCGCGACGCCATGCTGGTGAGCTTGGACTGGACGTCCTTCGCAACCTTGTCGGACGCTTTCTCCGTAGGCTCGGAGAGAGCCTTGGCCACCTTGTCGCCTGCCTGCTTGCCCGCGTCCTCCGCGCCCTTGGGCAGCTCGGTGCGCAGCTTGTCGGACGCCTCCCTCGCGCCCTTGCCCGCACCCTCGGCGATGCCCTGCTCGATTTCCGTGCCCGCCTTTTTCGCGGCGGCGGTCGCGGCAGGGACCAGCTCCGCGTCGATTCTCTTCTGCACGCCGGTCAGGTCGGGGGTGATGGTCACATAACCCTGTGCGACCTCTATGCGTCCAGCCATCGTCATACCTCCCCGTCGAACCATGCGTCGAAGTCGGCTATCGAAATGGCGCCGCTGCCGATGCGCCGCGTATCGCCGTCGTCCGTCCGCCACGGCGTGGGGAACGGCTTCGGGCGCTGCGGGCGCGACCTGCTGTGCGCGCTCTCGTACATCCACTGCATGCCGCGCACCTCGTCAATCAGGCACGCGAGCAGCTCGGCGGTAGCCTTGCCCTCCATCCACGTCACGCGCTCCGCATCCTCGGGGTGCAGCGCGCGCATGGTCGCGGACGTGGGCGGCAGATGCTTGAGAAAATGGGCGAGCGACCTCAGAGGAAGTCGCCCGCCCACGTCGTCTATCGTGAAACTCGTCATGGTCATGAGGTCGTAGTCGATTGCCCCGCGATGGTGCTCCAGCATCCATGCGAGGCCCGCTATTCCCCCGCGTCCACGTCCTCCTCGTCGGCGGTGGCGGCGCCCAGCGCCTCGTCCAGCTGCGAGAGCTGGTCGACCGTGAGACCGTCCACCACGTCGCGCGGCATGTAGCGCGAGAGCAGCCACCGCAGCCCCTCGTACGAGTTGGGCTGCCTGTTCATGGTGTCGAGCTCCTTCGCGCTGAGCGAGCCGAGCAGCGGGACGCGGTACACGCTCTTGACCGTCTTGGTCAGCGGCACGCGCTCCGTGACGGGCAGCATGTCCGTGATCGTGTCGCCGCTCTCGTCCACCGCCAGCGAGCCGTCGGGGTTGGTGCGCGGCACGCGCTCGTACCGCGGCACCTGCTCCGTGACCAGCTCGCCGTCGTCGCCGATGACTGGCTCGCCGTCCTCGTCCAGCACCAGCACCTCGTCGGTGACGGGCCGCTCCTCATAGAGCGGCCTGCCGTCCTCGCCGAGCGCGGGCACCTCGCGCGGGATGATGATGGGCATGAAGTGGCGCTTGGCGTCGCCGAGACGCACGACTTTGGGCTTTGCCATGACTTGTTTCCTTTCCCCAGGATTGTTGACTAGCCGCTGACGACCGTGCCGTCATCGAAGAAGATGTAGATGCTGTCGTTGCTGCCGTTGTCGTAGCAGCTGACCTCCATCGGCACGGATGCCATGGAGTTGGCGGCGAAGGTCATGTCGAGGCCGTTGGTAATCTGGCCCTGCTTGACCCACACGATGGCCTTGGCGGCGCCGTCCTTCAGCTTGAACGCGAAGGTCTGGATGGGCGGCAGCTGATTGCCGATTTTGACCTTGATTTTCTTGCTTGTAGTGGACGTGGCCGCGGTCACGGTCACGTTGTCCTCGCCGAACTTGCGCTCGAGGACGGCCTCGTTCATGATTTGCAGCTCGGTGTAGGAGATGGTGCCGGTGAAGTCGTCCACGCCCTTGCGGACCGTGCCGCGGTTCATCTCCTTGAAGTCGGTCAGCGAGAAGCTGGTCGACAGGGCGATGCCGTCCTCGGACAGGTAGCCCGTGGCGGTCAGGGACGCAAGCGCGGTCGCCGCCGCGTCGAAGTCGGCGGGGATGGTGTCGATTACGTCGCCCGAAAAGGCTGCGCCGGTGGTGAGCGTCTGGTCTGCCAGCGGCACCATAATCTCTTTTGCGTTGAGTGCCATGATGGCTCCTCCTTAGTCTAGGTGTTGCGCCCGGCAGCTGACCTCCGCGAGGAAGGTCGCCATCGGCGCGTCCGGGTGCTCGGGGTCCGTGGTCTCCTGCGGGAGACCGCCCGAAGCGAACTTGTAGGACTGCACCCCTCCGATGAGCGGGTGCGTTGCGTTGATGAGGTCGAGCGTCGCGAACACGGCGCGGGCTTCAGCGAGCGCGTCGCCGCCCGTCTCGGCGTACACGTCCACGCCCACGCGGTGGCGGTCTATGACGGGCCACTCGCGCGGGCCGCCGGAGTCGCGCAGCACGGTGAGCGGCAGGCGCTCCATGAGGTCGTCGGGGACGGGCGACGGCACCGCCTGATGCCCCATGCCGTCCAGCCACTCGGCGAGGGCGCGGGGCATGTCGATGGGTTCGAGCACTGCTACATCGCCCCCTCTAGTCGGTGGTTGGCCATGTGCTGTAGTATCGGGTTCCTGTGCCGCTTGGCGAACACGGTCACCGCGGGACGCGGGCCGTAGGAGAATCGCGTGGCGGTGAAGCCGCGCTTGTACGCCTGCCCGCCGGAGCGCGCCACGGTCGCGTCCGCGGCGGAGTTGAGCAGAGACAGGGTGCCGCCGCCGTTGAGCACCTGCTGCCATCCGCCCGACAGGTGCTTGACCCTCACGGAGACGGTGGCCATGCGCTCACCCCCTCCACTCGCGGAGCGTGGCCACGGTGTGCGACACGCGGCCCGTGGGGCTTTTGACGGCGTACGGAACCCCGTCCACCTCCCACGTGCGCGAGCCGTCCACGATGCGGTCGCCGTCCCTCACGTCCGCGCCCTGCGGGCACAGCAGCCGCGCCTGCGATGCGGACGCGTTGCGCTGCGTGCCGGTGAACTCGGTCTCGGTCGTGGACGGCTGGAGCGAGCAGCCCGCCAGCTCGTGCGGGACGGCCTGCGCCCAGTCAGGGGCAGTGCGCCCGTTGCGCGTCACGATCGGCGCGCGCAGGACTGTCACGACGTCTTGGCACCAGTCAGGCAGCATCAGCGCACCTCCCACAGTCGGTACGCGGACAGGGCCGCGCGGTCGGATGCGGTGAGGTGCGTGCTGCCCTGCCCGTTGATGGCGGATGCGGCGTAGCTGATGGACACGTTGCCCGCGGTCTCCTGCTGCACGCCGAACGGGAGCGCAATCTCGTGTGTCACGCGATCGGCCACCAGCGCGGCGATGTCCAGCGGCACGTCGGCGTAGCCGCCAACGTACTCGACCACGACGGCGGACAGCACGTCAGGGCTGTACGGCAGGCGCAGCTCGCCCATGCGGGACCACTGGCAGGATTCCGTCACGTCATGCCCGCAGACGGTCACGCTGGTGACCGCCGTGACGTTGGTGGACGGGAGCCACACGCGGCGCTCGCCGCCGTCCAGCGTCACGCGGCAGCTGAGCGGCGTGGCGATGTGCCATCCGCACCAGCTGCGGAACCGCGCAGACGCGGCGTCGATGGCGGACTGTATGCGGTCGTCACTGACGAATTTGCCGCCGGTCATCTCGTGGAACTCGGCGAGCGTGAGCAGCGGGGACACGTCGCCGTCAACCTCGTATCCCCAAGCTGTGGCGACGTATGCCATGGGCTACTCCTTCGCCTTGTCTTGCGCCGTGCGGCGCTTGTTGGTGGTCGCGCGGCGCTTGGGCTGCGGCTTCGCGGGGGCGTCCACAGGCTCTAGACCCGCGGGCTGCGTGCCCTCCTCGTACTGGTAGGTGCGCCCGTTCGGCGCACGATAGATGCGGAGCATGTCTGCCCCCTCTCATGTCGCTATGTGACGGCCCCCGCCGTGGGGAAAGGAGGGCGGCGGGGGCGCGTCTGCGGGATTAGGAGCTGTAGTTGACCAGCTTGTAGAACGCCTTGGGGTAGCGGACGGCCAGAGCGAGACGCTCCTCGACGCGCACCGTGACGCGGTTCTTGGTGAAGTCGTCCGCGTCGCTGTTGGTCATCTCGACGCGCAGGCCCGAACCGGCCTTGGAGATGACCGACGCGCCCTGACGGAACGCGCCGACGAGGCAGGTGCCCGCGGCGATGGCGGGAGTCACGACGGTGCGCAGGCCCCAGATGGACGGGTACATGTCCATGCCGTTGGTGCCGTACTGGCCGGCGAAGTAGCCGCCGCCGTAGTACTGGTCGTTGCTGTCCTTGGCGAGGCGCAGCGTCTGGTAGTCGGCGGGGTTGATGACGATGGCGTCGGCGGTCATGCCCGCGTCGCCCTCGATGGCCATCATGGCGCCGAAGATATGGTCGGCGTCCACGACGGTCGGGGCAGAGCTGGTGCCAGCCGCGGCGCCGATGCCGGAGCGGTTCAGGATGCCCACGATGCCATGGGTCGCGGAGGTGCCATTCAGCAGCACGTTGTTGACCCACTTGCGATGCAGGTACAGCGCGCGGTTGTCGATGGAGCTTGCGAGCCACGCGTAGTCCTCGAGCAGCTCGTCGGTCTCCTTGTAGTAGGAGGCGACCTTGACGAGCGCCTCGGTCACGGACGTGGGGTCGGGGAACTCCACCATGGGCTTGGCTGCGCCCTCGGCGGTCTTTGCGGGGCCGCCCAGGATTCCGCTGTCGGCTGCCTCCACGAAGTAGGTCAGCGCGTTGCCGGAGATGGACTCGGCGCCCAGAAGGTCGCGCACGACCAGCGGCATGCGGTACTGCGGGACGATGCTGCCGTCCAGCGTCTGGGCCAGCTGGGTCAGCGCGCCGGTGGACGCGGCGCCGGGACTGGTGTGGGTAGCGGGGTCGGTCTTCAGCAGCACGAAGTTGCCGCGGCTCGACTTGGACAGATGCAGGTCGCCTGCGGCCTTTGCGGCCATGCCGCCCATGGTGGCGGGCTTGGTGGAGTCGGACACGATGCGCTCGGTCTCGGGAGCCAGAGCCTTGAGGATGGACTGGCCCTCCTCGGCGTGCTTAATCTTCGCGTCGATGACCTCGAGCTTGCCCTCAAGCTCCTTGATGGACTCCATGGAGTCGGCGTCCTGAATGGACTTCAGCAGCTGTGCGCGCTGCTCGGTAAGGGTAGGCATGATGCCCCCTTTCTGTAAATTGGAATGTCCGCGCAGAATCGCGCGCTTGTATGCGTCGAAACGCGCCTGCTCCACCTCGCGGCCCTTGGACGATGCATCGTCCTCGCCGCCCTCAGCGGACTGGTCTGTCTCGGTTGCATCTGGTTCTTCGTCGGGTTCATCACCGATGAGCGAGCCGACCTTCTCGGCTGCTTCGCTCAAAAGGGAGCCGATGGCGCGCAGCTCGTCCTCGTCGGTTTGGCTGTTGCGGCGCCCGTACTTCACGTCCACGACGGACGTGTCCTCGTTGCAAGGCATAAGCACGAGCGAGACCTCGTCCACATCCAGACGGCGCAGCTCGTTGGCCTTGCGCCCGTCCGCGAGGGTGACCTCCGCTTGGTCGCGGACCACGTAGGCGAAGCTGAACTTGGAGAGCCGCCCGTCCGTGGCCAGCTCGCGTGCGCGCTGCGCCTTTTCGGTCGCGTCGAACTCGGCGGTGAACAGCAGGCCGTGATCGTCCTCGCCGATGCTGGTCACCTTGCCGATGAAGCTGTCGAGGTCCTGCTCGTGGTTGTAGAGCAGCGGCAGCGTCTTGCCGCTCTCTCGGTAGGCGTCCAGCCACTCGGCGAACGCGCCCTTGGCCACCACGTCGCCCGCCCAGTCGGGCTCGCGCGTGAAGGTGGACGCGTAGCCGGTGATGCTGCCGTTCTCGTCGGCGCGGATGGGCACGTCCACGCTCTTGGTGCTGCGCTCCATTGCATGCCTCCTTTCGGCATGAAAAAGGCCCCTTGCGGGACCAGTGGTTGCTATGGTGCACATCCAATGAGTCGAACATTGCGGGCGCTCAGCGCTGCGGTTTTACAGACCGCACCCTCTCCGTAGGGGTCTAGACGTGCATGGCTGGAGCGGCTGGATTCGAACCAGCGACCAAGTGCTTAACGGGCACCTGCTCTACCGCTGAGCTACGCTCCAATGGGCGGAGCGTGCAGGACTCGAACCTGCGGGCGACATGCGCCGCCTACGGGTTAGCAACCCGCTGCCTTACCGCTCGGCCAACGCTCCATACGAGAAAGGCCCCTTGCGGGGCCGTTGGGAGTTACCGTTTCCGTTCCACGTTGACGTCCATCGTGCAGTGGCAGTTGACCGTCTCGGGCGCGCCCAGCGACGCGTCGCCGGGGTAGTCGGCGCCGTTGCTGAATTTCTCGTCCAGCCCGACCGTCTCGCCGTCCATCGCCGCGTGGGCGTCGCGCGGCTGCTTGCTGCCGTGGTGGCGCCACGTCTTGGTGCGCGTCACGGTATCGGTGTCCTCGGGGTACGCCTGCTTGACGGCCTCCTTCGTGGCGAATCCGCACACGGCGGTGGCGTAGGTCTGTGCACCGCGGGCGACGCGTGCTGCTATCAGCGCGAGAAATGCAAGCTCGGCTTCGGTGACTTGCGTGGGGTCGCCTATGTCGTACTCCTGCAGCTCGGCGACCAGCCGCTCGTACGCCTCCTCGTTGAACAGTTCGGCGCGGCGCTCGGCCATCGCGCGGATGAAGTTGGCCGTGCGGGCGCTGTCCCACAGCGCGCTGTCGAGCCCGATGTCGGCGAGCGCTGACACGCCGCGTAGGTCGCAGACACGGCGGAACTCGCGCTCCAGGTCGTCCGCCAGCTCGCGGTCCCAGCGCGCCGCGTCCCACCACCACGCGTGGTCGGTCGCGGCCTTGCGGCCCTTGGACTCGCCCGCGCGGATGGCGTTGAACACGCTGCGCGCCTGACGCTCGGAGAACGACTGCAGGACGTACGCGATGCCGTCCACCGCGTCGTCGGGCGGGGCGCTGTTGCTCTTGTAGCGCACCACCTCGGGCGCTGCCTTGGTCCGCGCGGGGTACGCGTTGTAGCCCGTGGTCGGGTCGGTGTCGTTGGCGCCCGCCAGCCCGCCCTCGGTTACGTTGAGCGGGACGATCAGCTCGTCCGCGCCGTCCAGCGCGCGCATGTTGAGCTTGGCGCGGGCCTCGTTGCGCGTCATCCACGGCCCTCCGACGGCGGACTGCATGACGCTCGCGCGCTCCTCGAAGCTGCCCGCGAGCTTGGCCTCTAGGTCGAACTCGCAGTATCTGGACGGCTCCTCGCCAATCATGGGCAAGAGGAAGCTGTTCACCACGTTCTCGTACATGTTCAGGATTGGCGAGAGCGTGTCGGCGTAGAGGGCGCGGGCGTTGTCCTTCGCGCTCGCGTAGGTCTGACTCTCCGTGTGCCAAATCATGGACGGGTTGACGTGGTAGACCGCGGCCACGTCCTCGCGGGCCAGTCGCGTGGCCTCCTGCCACTGCGCCTCGCGCGCGTTGAACTGCGTGCTCTCCAGACGCATGCCGTCCTCGAGCAGCGGGGTGCCGCCCGTGTTGGTGCCATCGTTTCCGCTGTACCGCTCCTTCCAGCTCTTGGCGAAGCGGTCGCGCGCCCCTGGCTGCCATTCCACGTTCGCGGGGCGGCTAATCCACTGGCTGACGCGGCCCGCGTTGCTCCAGACGCCGTTGCGGAACTCCCACGCGGAAATCTGCTCTGAGAGCACCTGCTTGAGCGACTCGACGGGCGAGTGCGGGTGCAGCTGCCCCTTGGGGTCATATTGCGCGAAGCGGACGCAGTCACGCGCGGGGAGGTCCACCGGCGCGCGCCCGCTCTCGGGGTTCTGCACGCGGTATGTGGACGGCGAGAACCCGTCCTCCGTGAGCGTGTTCTGGACCCACGCGATGGGGATGCGCGTGACCTCCCAGCCGCTCGGCGTGTTGGCCCTGCTTCGGTACCACAGCGCCCAGCCGTAGAGCAGGTAGTCGGTGACCGTGCCCAGCGTCAGGTCGTGCGTGGTGGTCGTGGCGTTCGGGTGCGCCAGCAGCTGCGCGGCCACGCAGTCGGTGACGCGCCTGCGGTCCGTGTCGCTCACGCGGTCGTACACCTTGAGCGGCAAGCTGCTCACGTTGTCGGCGAGGAAGCTCACCACGGCGCGCAGCGCGGGCTGCTCGCGGTACAGCCGCTCTATGCTGTAGTTGAGCACGGCGCTCGAGGTCACGTTGCGGTACTCCACGACCACGCCGGAGCGGCGCCATGCGCGGAGCTGGTCCAAGATTCCCATGAGCATACCTCCGTGTGGTCGGGGTCGGTTTGCTTAGAGCACGAGCAGGTCGTGGTCCTCGTAGACGCTCCTGCGCTCTGGCTCGGGGACGGACGTGGCCAGCCCGTGGGCCATCGTGAGCGCCACGATCGGGCTTGCGTCCTCCAGAGAGCGCGTCCTGTCCCACGCCCATGCGCCGTCGCCCATGGGGCGCGTGACGCTGACGTTGGCTGCGAGGTCCAGACGCGGCTGCGTGCGGTGGTAGATGGGCGTGACGTCGCTCATGGGCGGCTCGCCGTCGTCCACGGGCGCGAGCGCGGCCACCGCGTCCCAGAGCTTGCCGCACCACGCTCCGAGGTCGCGGCCCTTGCACTCCGTGACCTCCACGCCGTCCACGGCCTCTATCAGCTCGGCAATCGCCGACACGGGCGCGCCGTTGCCCTGCAGGGCCACGCGCATGCGCCCGCCATATTGCGGCTCGTTGACGCGGCTACGGAACCAGTCGACCAGCCACGCGATGCCAGGGCGGTACTCGATGAGCTCGCCGTGCAGCTTTCGGTCGCTGCGCAGCCCGCAGACGGCTATCGAGCTGTGCTCGCGGTCGGCGCTCACGTCCACGCCGAACACGGGCTCCGCGTCCGGCGCGAGCTGGCTTGAGTCGTCCACGCCCGCCTCCCACGCGCCGCGCGGGAACGGCGGCTCGACGGTCGCGGTAATCCACTGGCACAGGTCCTCGACGCGGAACTCGTCCTCGGGGTCGCTCGCGCAGTCTGTGGCGATGGTGGACTCGTCCAAGAAGCCGTAGCCCATGGACGGGTTCGCCTGCGCCCAGCCGTCGCGGTCCCACTTGTCGCAGCCCGGCGGCGCCGACCACTCGAAGATGGCTATCGACTGCATGGCCTCGGCCTCGGCCTGCGCGGTCTCCTCGTCGGGCGCCGCGTCGTCGTTGTCCCCGCATATCCCGTCCGGGTCGCCGATGGCCCGGTGCGCCTGCGTGCGCAGGTGGCGCAGCACCACGCTGGTGCCGTCGCCCGCGTTGCTCATGCACCAGACCAGCCCCGAGCGGACCGCCTTGGTCGTCTTGCTCGCGGCGCTCCACGCCTGGAACGTCTGGTGCTCGCGCAGCTCGTCCAGCAGCACGAGGTTGCTGGTCTTGCCGCGGGTGTTCTTGCGGTTGGGCGTGGCCACCTTGTAGCGGCGGTACCCCGACAGGCGCAGCTCCTTGCTGCCCTTGCCGCGCATAATCTGCTCGATCTCGGACGCAAGCTCGGAGTTGTCCTGCGCCATGTTGACGGCACCCTCCCAGACCTCCTCCGCCTGGCTCAGGTCCTGCGCGGTGCCCAGGATGAGCGCCGCGCCTAGGCAGTACATGAAGAACAGCGACAGGACCATGCCCATCACCGACTTGCCGTTCTGCCGTGCGACCAGCACCAGCACGATGCGGAATCGCAGCTGCCAGTCGTCGTCGAAGCTGCCCACGATCTCCAACCCGTGGATGAACAGCCACCGCTCCCACGGCAGCAGGTCGATGTCGAGGTAGTCGTGTGCGAACTCGATTACGTCGTAGCCCAGCGTGGTGTCGGGCGTCAGCTCGCGCAGCGGTGGCGTCCAGACGCGCGGGACCTCGCAGCCGAGCCTAGCCATTTGCCGCCCTGCCGCCGTCCAGCGCGCGGAACTTGGTCCGCATCTTGGCCATGCTCCCCGACTTCGGCTGCTCCGCCTGCTTGCCCGCGTCGGGCAGCATGCCCAGCGCGGTCAGGTACTTGAGCATCGTCGGCAGCGTCACGTTGTCCCTCTCGGGGTCGCACGTGTCCGCCCTCACCGCGAGCGTGCGCAGCGCCTGCAGCGGGGCCGCGTGGGCGCGCTCGTCCACCGTCCCCGCCACGATCGCGGCACGGATTGACTGCTCGACGGCCTCTGCCATCTTCATGGGGACGACCCCCTTTGCGCTTGTCGATGGGGAATTATCGCGGTCGGGGGATGGCATCGCGG